CCACCAAACGTTACGCAACAGACCCGCGAGTCGAGGTCTATCTTTTTGAGAAGCTGAAGTGAGGGCCGATGAGGCCAGCCCGGCGCTTAAAGGCAGTGTGATGCGTGAGTGCTGCTGCGAGTGATGCGAGGGCTGCACAAGAAAAACACCTGCTGAAGTTTGTAAGGAGATTGACGCTGCCATAGCGCAGCAAAAGGAGAAGAACACATGACACGAGAAGAACTAATGACAGACGGTACGCAGTACTGTTGCTACTGCGGGGACGAGAAGGTACGGTTTCAATGCTGTGGCGAGGCGCATTTTGAGACTTTTGCGCAGATGGATAAAGATGAGCAAGATGAGTTTCAGGATGATGGGAATATTGATCAAGTAGAGTTAATTAAAAGAGCAGAGGATGCTTTTAAACGGTCTAAATGGGTTGGGCTAACGCAAATAGATGTTGATTCTTGGGATTTACCAGACCGCCCAACTGTTTTTGAGTTTGCACAGTTTATTGAAACCAAAATCAAGGAGAAGAACACATGACCACAGAAGACATTATCAAAAAGGCACGTGAGGCAATGATGCAACTGTTCACCGACCCCGAGAACCAGCCGAGCCAGTTTGGCACGGTGACGGTTGAGTATATGCAGAGAGAGATTGAGGCAGAACGAGAGGCGTGTGCAAAGGTGTGTGATGACCTTGACACCGAATACGATGGCGAGGATGTGCTGGCGACTTGGTGTGCCAAAGCCATCCGTGCAAGAGGCAGTGCTTAAGCTACTACTGGCTTTGCTGATGTTGCCTGCAGCGGCATCGGCTGTGCCGTACTCTAAACAAGCTAAATGTCTGGCTGATAATCTGCATTACGAGGCACGTGGCGAAAGTCTGGCTGGCATCAGAGCAGTAGCATCAGTGGTCTTAAACAGGGTCGCTAGCAAGCGCTGGCCAGATTCAATCTGCAAAGTTGTGTATCAAAGCAAGCAGTTCAGTTGGGCCAACGATTACAGGGCGCGAAATCCAATGCTGTTGGCATACACACAGAAGGTGCAGCGGGTTGTGGCCAGGGCAATCGCAGGTAGGTTGAAGGACAACACACGAAAGTCAACGCACTACCATACCCTGGCCGTTTACCCCAGGTGGGCGGGCAGACTTGAGATGACAGAGGTCATTGGTTTTCATGTTTTTTATAAATATCCGAGGAGAAAGAAATGAATTGCCCTTTATGCAAAGCCTGGTCAACTGTCTTAGAGACTCGCACCCGGCAAGACAACACCAGGCGCAGAACACTGGAGTGTGGGAACCTGCACAAGTTCACAACTGTAGAGAGGGTTGAGGCTGCCGAGCACGGCGGGGCTAGATTCAAAATGGAGAAACTAAGTGGCAAAAAGAATAACAATTGAGGTCAACCAGGACATTGACAAAATCCGAGACTTTATTCAACAGAGAACGGGAGTGCGTATGACATACGTGCAGTTGTTTGATCACTTGATCCATTTCTATGTGCAGCACGCGGCTGAACCCAGGACTAAGTGGGCACCGCTTTTTAAGCAGGAGAAAACCACATGACATTAGAAGCCCAACTAGCTGGCACCGACAAGACGGTGCGCAGAGTAATGGATGCCAGCGCGGCACCAATACACATTGAAATCCCATCTATGCCAGACCCATTTTCGAAACACTTAGACATGGCGGCACTGTTTGACCTCAGCGCTTACGAATGGGGTAAGTTTTTTGGCGCGGTACTGCTGTGCAGCTTTGTCGCGGGCATGGCGTACTCGGGGGCCATTCTTGGCCTCGACATTGCAAGAGGCAATCTAGAGATTGTCCTGGTTGACAACAAGCAGGCCGCGCTGTGAAGCGCGCGGTGGGTAAAGCCCTGTACTACTCAATGCTCCCAATTGTGGGGCTGGGCATGGTCGCCTACTTTGTTGTGGCCGCGTTGATGCTTGGATGGGAGAAGGCAGATGAGCACATCGGCAACTGGAACAAGTGATCTCGCGTGTGCAGCCTGCGGCCAGGTTCACAAGGGAGCCAAGCTGGTCACGTTGCCAGACGGCTCTCAGGTCAGCAACTACAGCGAGGCCTGGCGCGCACACACCGAAGCGAAGTGGGTGCTGGAGAAGCTGCCTCTGGTGGTCAACCGACGACGCAAGAGCACGCCTCAGATTTCCAGGCGCGACTACATCATGGGCGTTGAGCACCGCCGGGGCAAGCACGCAGCAGACAATCTCAAGAGAGGAGTGCGGGCTCTATGGTTGGTAAGCAAATGAACGCACCAGCTGAAGTGATCCAGTTTGAGCTGCCCAAGCGGCCCAAGATCGAGCAGAAGGACGCGCCGCCAGACCGTCGCACGGTCGCTGTGGTCCCAATTAGGGCTGTGTTTGATAAGCAGCTGACTCACGGTGGGCTGCAGGCTTTGGCCGCGCTGTGCAGCTACTGCAACAAGGCAGGCGTCACATGGGTGGGCCAGACCAGGCTATCGTCCGAGCTGGGCATCAGCCAGCAGGCGCTGGCCAAGCAGTACAAGCAGCTTAAGGAGTTAGGTTACTTGGAGGTCATGCGCAGGGGTTTCAGAGGTAAGCGTACAGATACCCTACGGGTTATCTACGACCCAAGCATCACAGGCGAGGAGGCCATCACGCTGACCAACGGGCCGAAGGAAGACACCAGGCCACCGGCCATTAGAGACGAGCAAGAGAGGGCCGCCAGGGCCGCAAACGAGCAGCCAGACACCGAGGGCCAAGCTCGCATTGCTAGGCTGGTCAGGAACGCGCTCGTGTCGAGCAGAGTTAGTCAACCAAAGGAGTACAACATGCCAAAGACAGAGACAAGGTTAGTGCGAGAGATGAAAGCAAAGATGAAAAAGCCAGCTGTGGATAAGCCGGGTATAACTAAGGAACACATTAACAACCATGAGGTTGTAAAAGAGCCTCCATTAACAACTTTGAGTATACAAAATCACAACCTGGAGGTTGTACCGAACTACAAGAACATAGATACTTATAGACAGTTAAGCACAACCGAAATAAAAAGATTAAAAGAAAACGGAATGAAAGACAGTGAAATTGCACAAGCGTACGAAACACTCGAGGAGCTGTTCAAGGCCGAGGGGTTGACGCCAAGCGCACGCGTGATGGCAGACAGCATCCTGCAACTGCACCGGGATGCCAAACCATGAATGCCTCTAGGACGCGTCAGGAGGCCGCACACGCAACGATCGTAGGCAATGGTATGCAACCATACCAACCTAATGCTGCAATCGCTTGTAAAGCCTGTAGTCGGTTGGTGTACAGAACCCAAACGCTCATATGGGATTTGGACACCGATACCCGGCAGGCGAAAGCCTGGCAATATCCTAGCGCCAAGGGGCTGAACCGTACTATTGTGGACGATGCGCGCCCAGCAGCTGGCCGGGTGTCGCCCCTGTATAAAAAAACACCCTTCCCCTCCCCCCCCTGCCCGTAGCGTAGGGGGGACCTCGCTCAATTTTTCCCCAACATTTCGTTGGATTTGTAGACTAGCCCAAAGGAGAAAACTATGGCTTATGAGATGAGACCAGGCAGCGGCTCGCTGTTTAAGAATGATAAAAAGACTACGGACAACCACCCGAACCTTAAAGGCAAGATCATGTTGCCCAACGGTGAGGTGCGTTGGGTATCGGCTTGGACCAAGGTGACCAGCTCTGGCGAAAAGTGGATTAGCCTATCTGTTGGTGATTTGGTGGTTCAAGCTGGCCGCAGCAACCAGCCGAGCTCGTACAACGAGCCCAGGTCAGCCCCGATTACTCCGGCGGCTCCCGATCTTGACGACGACATCCCTTTTTAAGGAGACACAGAGATGAGAAACCTAATTGCTTTTATTTTAGTTTTGGCGGCTAATACGTCGGTGTTTGCTGCTTGCAGTACTCACACCTACAACGTCAACGGTAAATACATATCCTGTACAACTTGCTGCTATTACGGCAACTGCAACACCAACTGCTATTGATGGCAACGAAGAGAACGCCCCGACAAATTCCCAGTGTGGCAGGCTGGGGTGGGACGCGCTCGATTGAGCGTCGTCTGGAGCGCTCGGCGACGCTGGCTGGCAACCGAGAGGCTGTCAGCTATGCGCTGCTTTGCATGGCTAACACGAAGATCACAGACATAATGACTTGGGGCGAGGACGGCAACGTCAAGGTAAAGCCCAGCAATCAGATACCGGAGCACGCCTTGACGTCGATCAAGAGCATTAAGGTGCGGGTTGACCGGGACGGGAACAGCACGCTGGACCTGGAGCTGTACGACAAGGTGGGGGTGCTGCGCATCTTGGCCAAAGCGAGCGGTTTGCTGGACACGCCGGAGGAGTCGGACAAGCCGTCTGTGATTGGCATTAACGTACACGCGCCGGATACCTCAAGCGGGCGCGGCGATGTGATCGATATTGGCCCTGAAGACAAAGAAAGTAGCTAATGACCAAGACTAAAGAGCAGAGTCAAAGAGAAATACCATCTGAGGGTTTAAACCTGGACTTCAGGTCTAGCCCCGTGGTGTACGATTACTTTCAATCTGATGCGTTTGTGCAGGGCTTGATGGGCCCGGTGGGTTCTGGCAAGTCTTACGCTTGCGCGGCCAAGATTATGAAGAAGGCGGTGGAGCAAAAGCCATCCCCCGTGGACGGCATCCGATACACCAGGTGGGCAATTGTGCGGAACAGCTACCCTATGCTGAAGACCACGACGATTAAGACCTGGTTGGACCTGTTCCCCGAGGCCACGTTTGGGCCGATGATGTGGACACCACCCATTACGCACCATATTCGGTTGCCCGCCAGGGGCGACGCGTCTGGCATCGACTGCGAGGTGATCTTTTTGGCCCTTGATCAGCCTAAAGATGTGCGCAAGCTGCTGTCTTTGGAGCTGACCGGTGCCTGGGTCAACGAGGCGCGCGAGTTGCCCAAGGCGGTGATCGATGGGTTGACCCACCGGGTTGGCCGATACCCGACTAAGCGGGACGGCGGCGCTACTTGGCACGGCATTTGGATGGACAGCAACCCGATGGACGACGACCACTGGTGGCACCGGATGGCGGAGAAAGAGAAGATGACCGGCAAGTACGCCTGGAAGTTTTGGAAGCAGCCCGGTGGCATAGTGTCGGTAGACGTTGACGATCTACCGGAGATGCCGGAGGCCAACGACCACATCTTTTCGGCTGGCAAGTGGTGGAAGATTAACCCCAAAGCGGAGAATCTGGGCAACCTGCCTCCTGGTTACTACCCACAGATGCTGCTAGGGAAAACCCTAGACTGGATACGCTGCTACGCCAAGGGCGAATACACCTACGTCCAAGAGGGGAGGTCTGTCTGGCCGGAATATGACGACTCGATTATGTCCGGCGACACTATTGTCGACCCTACTGTCGCCATTCAGATCGGTCTTGACTTTGGTCTGACGCCTGCGGCCACCATCGGCCAGCGGCTGCCCTCCGGCCAGTGGGTCATCCACGCTGAAATCGTGACCACCGACATGGGTCTAGAGCGTTTTGGCACACAATTACTAACAGAGTTAAACACCCGCTACCCGAATCACCAGGTATACGTCTGGGGTGACCCGGCTGGCCAGGCCAGAGACGCTATCTACGAGGTGACTGCGTTTGAGTTCTTGCGAACTCTGGGTCTCCGGGCGCAACCTACCGCGTCAAACGATTTTAAGGTCCGGCGTGAGGCTGCGGCTGCCCCGATGTCTAGGCTAATCAACGGCAAGCCTGGGTTGATGATTAACCGTGAGTGCAAACTACTGCGTAAAGCGCTGGGCGGCGGATATCACTTTAAGCGCATTGCGGTTGGGGCTGGGCAAGAGCGGTTTCGAGACGCGCCAAACAAGAACGAGCACTCACACATCGGAGATTCGTACGGATATCTAATGCTAGGCGGCGGTGAGTACAACCGCATGACTAAAACCCCACAGCTTGGCGGGCGTCAGCCACTGCAGACTATGGCAAATACTGACTTTGATATATTCGGGTGATATCAAACAGATATCCGCTTGTTTACTTCCAATAATTTACTAATAAAATCACACAAAATGGCAGCGACTTATTCTGTGGAAACCATTGAGCAATGCGTGGCAGAGATGGGCAAGATGTGGTCTTTGCATTGGCAAGAGATCGCGCGGGATAAAGAGGACGTTCTTCTTGACCCAAGCGTTGACCGCTATGTTGATCTTGAGCAGCAAGGTAGCTTGCAAATTGTTGCGGCCCGGCACGACGGTGTTTTGATTGGGTACCATGTAACGATTGTTAGAGAGCACTTGCACTACAAGAGTAGTTTGAGTGGTTACGTTGATTTGTACTTTATTCACCCGGACTACAGAAGAGGCCGCATTGCGTTAAATATGTTTAAGTACGCTGAAGAAATGCTGCGCAAGCGTGGGTGCCAGAGAATGTTTACCGGCGTGCCAGTGTGCAAAGACATTAGTAATTTATTTAATCACATGGGTCACCAGGAAACTGAGCGGGTCCACACCAAGTATTTAGGAGTTTAAAATGGGTGCAGCACTACCATACATTGCAGCGACGGCAGCTGTTGTCAGTGTTTCTGAGTCCATAAAAACTCGCAAGCAAGCGGCGGCATCTGCGGACACCGCTCGATCTGAAGCGGCTGCGGCCAGAACACAAGCCGCCGCCGACGCGCAAAAAGCGCGCGATACAGCGACAGAGACTGCTCGTTTAGCGCGTGAGGCATCTATGACTCAAGCAGAGAAAAACAGAACGGCATCAGCCGATCAGTCGAAGCTCTTAAGAGATCAGACGGCGGCGACTTCTCAGGCAGCCGCCGAAGCCGAGATGCAGCGTCTGTCAGAGCAAAAGTCTAACAACTCCGCGAGTCTATTGGCCCAGCAAACTGCGTCGGCAAACGAGCTGCAGCAAATGCAGTTATCAGCCGCCGAGCAAAGAGCTTTGATGACCAACCTCTCTACGCAGCAAGCGCAAGCTGCGGAGACGGCAAAAGCGCAGCTCGCACAACAGCAAGAGCAATATGCAGAGCAAAAAACATTGATGCTAGAGCAGCAAGCCGCCCAAGCAAAAGTGCTTGAGGAAGAGCGCCGCACAACTGCGCAGCGTGAGTCGGCGAGACTTACGGCGTCGCGTCGGTCTGGTCGCCGATCTTTGTTGTCAGAGGCCCGCTTAAACCCAGAGGCTGGGTTAGTGCCGGGTTATGGTGACGTTACACGAAGCATCTAATGACCGAACAAGAACTCGCTAATTATGAGGCCCGTATTGCGGAGCAAGAGGCCGCAGATGTGGCCTCGGCTAGAGATGAGCAGCTAAGATTAGACAAGCTGTACACCGATACCCAGGCCCAAGCCGAAAATGAATTTATCGCCGAGCAGGCGCGCTTAGACAAAGAATTGCAAAGCGAGATCGATAGGTCAAACGCCGAGCTTCTCGCTACACAGACCAGGCAGTCGGCAGAGTTTGAGAGTGCTAGGTCTTCAATTGCCGCAACAATGGCCGAGCAGCAGCGCCAAGCGCAGGCGGCACAAGCGCAATACCAAGCCGACCAGGCCTCGTTAAAAGAACAAATGGCCGGCCAAGAGCGCGCGTTTGCCGTGCAACAAGCCGCCTTTCAGACTCAAATAAAAGAAACCGAAGCTCTCCAGGTCGCGTCTACCGAAGCGTTTACAAGTGAGATGAGTGGCTTTAAACGAGAGGCTGCCGAGCGCGTGTCATCAAGAACACGCGCGGTGAAGTCCGCAACATCAAGATCAATCATGGGTATTAGCGATACATTAGACCAAGGCGTACAAGGCCTTGGTGAATCAATTAGTTTGGGCGGTATCCCAGGAGCCCTTGGCGGCGCAACAAAATTAGGTGGAATGTAATGGAATACTCTAAAGAAACCACAGGCGGCAAACGGTTATCGCCCGACGACATCATTAAGCGTCAGAAAACCGCCCAGACAAAGAAGGATGAGTTCCAGCAAATCTACCAGGACGCGTATGAGTTTGCGCTTCCGCAGCGCCAGCTATATGGCGTTTGGGAGGGTGGAAGCACTGGATCAAAGAAGATGCAGAGGGTCTTTGACTCTACGGCGATTAACTCTACCCAGCGATTTGCCAACCGTTTGCAATCTGCTGTCTTCCCTCCACAGCGCCAATGGTGCAAGCTCGAGCCTGGTATGGATATACCCGTTGAGCGCAGGGCTCAAGCTAACTCGATACTGGACCTTTACAACGACAAAATGTTTGCTGTGCTCCGGCAGTCTAACTTTGACATTGCAATGGGTGAGTTCTTGCTCGACCTTGCTGTCGGCACCGCTTGCATGATGGTGCAGCCTGGCGATGACGTAAGTCCTATTAACTTTATTCCCGTGCCGTTGTTCTTGGTTACATACGAAGAGGGGGCCAATGGCCAGGTAGACAATGTCTACCGCAAGATCAGAATGAAGGGCGAGACTATCGAGCGACAGTGGCCAGATGCAAAGTTGTCTGCTGAAATAAGCCGCCGTATTGAGCAGAAGCCAGAAAACGACGTTGAGCTGCTTGAGGCTACAATTTACGACCACCAGCGTGGCGACTACTGCTACCACGTTATTGACAATGTGTCTAAAGAAGAGATCGTCTACCGACGCCAGACATACAGCCCGTGGGTTATTAGCCGCTACATGAAAGTGGCCGGAGAAATCTATGGTCGCGGTCCGCTAATGACAGCGCTTCCAGACATTAAAACCCTAAACAAAACAATTGAGCTGTTGCTTAAAAACGCTAGTTTGGCTGTTGCTGGTGTCTACACCGCAGCCGATGACGGGGTCTTGAATCCAAACACCGTAAGGATTGTACCCGGAGCGATTATCCCAGTAGCCCGCAACGGTGGGCCACAAGGCCCTGCGCTGCAAGCGCTTCCGCGCTCTGGAGATTTCAACATCACGCAATTGGTAATCAATGATATGCGCGCGTCGGTAAAACGATACCTGCTTGATGAATCGTTGCCGCCAGAGAATATGAGCGCTCGCTCTGCTACAGAGATTATCGAGCGCATGAAAGAGCTCTCTCAAAACCTGGGCTCCGCCTTTGGCCGTTTGATCAATGAGACAATGATTCCGCTGGTGTCTAAGATTCTCCAGGTTATGGACGAGCGTGGAACAATTGATCTGCCATTGCAGGTCAACGGGTTGGAGGTCAAAGTCTCCGCCGTATCACCCCTAGCAAACGCCCAGGCGATGGACGAGATCAACGCCGCGATTCAATTCTCTCAGCTAGTTAAGGAGCTTGGACCGGAAGGCGCCACCGCTGTTAAGTACGGCGAAATGATCGACTACCTGGGAGACAAGCTAGGCGTTCCGCAGTCACTGCGCAATGACCCAGCCGAGCGTGCATTTATGATCCAGCAACAGCAAGATCAGCAGGCCTTGGCCATGCAAGCGCAGATGGCTATGCAGCAATCTGGACAGGCTATGCCACCACCACCTGGGGTCGCATAATGGCTGGCTGGGATGACTTAGAGGAGCCGGAGGCCCCAGTTAACCATGATGTTAGCCAACAACGCGAAGACACAGCCAGACTATGCCTACGCGTATTTGGCGGCGGCGACGGCAAGAAGATTCTTGAGTGGCTGCATAGCGTCTATGTAGATGTGCCAATCGCCGTGCCAGGCACAGACCCGTCTCACGCATTTTTTGCTGAAGGGCAAAGAAACGTGATTCGTGATATCGAGGCGCGGATTAACCAAGCAAGGAAGATATGAGCGACACAAACGACCAACCCGTAGAAAGCGGCCTATTGGACAACGTGACCGTTAAAGACGAAAACACACAAGCCCAAGACAGCCCCCAAAAGTCTGAGATCACCCATCAAGCGGCAGACAATACAGAGCCCGGGAAAATACCAGGCGCTCCAGTTGACCGTCCAGAGTGGATGCCAGAAAATTTCTGGAACGCCGAGGACGGCCAAGCCAACTATGAGGGCATGGCCAAGAGCTGGGCCGATATGCGCAAGATGGTGAGCCAGGGCGCACACAAAGCGCCGCCCGATGGCAAATACGACACGAGTGTTTTTAAAACAGAGAACATTGGGGAGGACCCGCTGGCGTCCGCTTACCTTGGCTGGGCGCAAAAGTACGGCGTCAGCCAGGCCGCCTTTAACGAGATGGCCTCTCAATTCCAAGACATATCACAGCAAATGGCGCCCCCTCCAATGGACGCCGCCGCCGAGATGAAGAAGTTGGGGCCTAACGCCCAGGCTGTTGTTAACAGCATGGCGGACTGGGGTCGGAGCTTTGTCAACAAAGGCGTGTGGTCGAACGAAGATTTCGAAGAGTACAAGATTATGGGTGGGACCGCCAAGGGGTTAAATGCCCTGCAGAAAATGCGCTCTGCCTATGAGGGCCGGATTCCGACGCAGTCTATCCCGGTAGATGGGGCTCCAAGTAAAGATGAGCTTTACGAGATGGTGGGGGACCCCAGGTACCAGACCGATAAGGCATACCGATCAAAGGTCGAAAAAGCATTTGCTCAATTCGCAAACTAAAACAGGGAAGGCGACTCCAATGAGAGAACTACCAGTGCGTAATATGCGTAAGGCAAAAAATAAGAAACCGCCTAAAAAGTAATTTCTCCTAGCGAAGCTCTGCAGGCTTTGCTTTTCCCCGTTTCGGCGGGGCTTTTTTTACCCTATTGTGATTTATTCAAATTAGATTACAATTATTTACAAGGCCTACCGCGCAAGCGACCCTGACCGCAGTGAGATGCTGACGATTGGCTACCGTAAGTAGCAAGCAATCGGCCCAGTTTACTGGCTCACCGGCGCGATAATCCTGATCAACAACCGAATGAGGTAAACAAAATGAGCGTGTCTTTATCAAACGCCTTTGTAACACTGTTCGACGCAGAGGTTAAGCAAGCCTACCAAGGCAAAGCCCAATTGGTGGGTGCTGTCCGCGCGCGTCGTGGTGTCGAAGGTTCAACTGTTAAGTTCCCAAAAGTGGGCCGTGGCGTAGCTACTCCCCGTATTGCACAAACTGATGTAACACCACTTAACGTCGGCTTCTCGCAAGTCACGTTGACATTGACAGACTGGAACGCCGCTGAATACAGCGACATCTTCAGCCAAGCCAAAGTCAACTTTGACGAGCGTCAAGAGCTGGTTCAAGTAGTCGCTACCGCAATGGGCCGTCGTCAAGATCAAATGATCCTAGACGCACTCGCTGCATCTGGCACATCGTTGACCGTGGCTAACAGTATCGGTGGCTCTGCTACCAATATGAACGTTGCCAAGCTCCGTGAGTCCAAGCGACTAATGGATGCTTCAAACGTACCCATGGACAATCGTCACATTATCTTGCACGCAAATGGCTTGGCCTCTTTGTTGTCTGAGACTGCTGTAACTTCTTCTGACTTCAACTCTGTAAAAGCGTTGGTTCAGGGTGAAGTCAACACATTCTTGGGCTTCCAGTTCCACACCATCGGCGACCGCACAGAGGGTGGCTTGGCAATCGACGGTTCTAGCGACCGTACTTGCTTTGCTTTCCACCGTGACGCCATTGGCTACGGCGAAGGCCTCGGTATGCGTACCGAGATTAACTACATTGCAGAGAAGACCAGCTGGTTGGTTAACGAAGTGTTTAGTGCCGGGGCAGTAGCCATCGACGCTGAAGGTGTCGTTTCCATTACCTGCCGCGAATCTTAATCTTTAAGGAGCAAAGAATCATGGCTTTTTCAACTACTGGATTAACATCTGTAGCGGCATCAAAGCGCGGTAACGCGCCGAGTATTTACGCATACAAGACTGCTGACGCAATGGCTGATGTGAACACAGCGGGTTACTTCAATTACCTGTCTGACACATTGGAAGTCGGCGACTTGATCTACTGCGTAACCAGCACTGGCTCTACTGCAGTGGCTACATTGGCCTACGTCTTATCTAACGCATCTGGCGTTGTGGACGTATCCGATGGCACTGTGTTGGCCAACACCGACACCGACTAATTTTTAGTCGAGTGAACAGGGCGGCCTCTAGTTTTCTAGGGCTGCCCTTTCTTGCATAAGAGGTTTATATGGCTTCAGGTGACACTGGCGTAACTGTTTGTTCCGACGCTTTGCTCATGCTCGGAGCAAAAGCAATTAGCAGCTTTAACGAGGGGACCGACGAATCTAGTATTTGCGACCGGCTTTACCCCGATGTTCGAGACTCTTCCCTGGTAATGTACCCGTGGAGCTTCAACACAAAAAAAGTGCAGCTGGCCCAGTTATTAACCGCGCCAACATCTGTTTGGAAGTACGCATACCAGCTGCCAGGCGACAAGCTCGCCAACCCTCGAGCTGTTTATAACAGTAGCTCAGTAGGGGCCCCGGTCCAAAAAGAGTGGGAAATTCAGGGCGACCAGCTACTGACTAACTTAACAGCTGTTTATATAGACTATCAATATGGCATTGCAGAGTTTGCGATGCCTCAATACTTTATCCAATTTTTAAAGTACATGGTTGCTTGGCACGTTGCCGAGCCGATTACCGAACAGCGCGAGAAGGCCATATACTGGCAGCAAATTGCGGTAGGCGTGACTGCCCAAAATGGTCGGGGAGGATATTTCCGAACAGCAGCAAACATTGATGGCCAAAGCCAGCCGTCTCGCGTAATTGAAGATTACAGCTTAATTGCTGTACGGGGTTAAGATGCCGCGTTTTGTAGATATTCAAACCAACTTTAGCGCTGGTGAGCTTGACCCTCTTTTGCGCGCTAGGGTCGATTTATCGCAATACAACAACGCCTTAGCCAAAGCCACTAACGTAGTCATCCAGCCCCAGGGCGGGCTGCGTCGCCGTCCCGGTTTAAAGTATATCGGCACGCTACCAAACAGCGGCGCAGAAAGCGCTGGCAACGGTATGCGTTTGGTGCCGTTTGAGTTCTCTGTCGCAGACAGTTATATGCTGTGTTTTACACACAACCGGATGCACGTTTTTAAAGACGGAGTTCAGATTACAGACATCAACGGGACCGGCAACCCATACTTAGTTACATCGGTTACGTCGGCCATGGTTGATGATATGTGCTGGACCCAGTCCGCAGACACAATGATTATTGTGCATCCAGACCTGGCACCGGTTAAGCTCGTGCGCGGCGCTACAGATGCAAGCTGGACAGTTACAAATTTAACTTTTGACAGTATCCCTAAATACCCGTTTAACCTAGAAGTTATAGAGCCCACCGCAGCCATAACTCCGTCGGCGGTTAGCGGTAATATAACCTTGACGGCGTCTGCGTACACATCAGACACGGGTAACATCCAGGCCGCCACAACTACATCGGTCACTCTCAAGGCCGCTGCTAATTCAACTACTAATATTTTTAAGGGCCTGTATGTGCATATGACGTCGGGCGCACAGTCTGACAAGTCTCGCAAAATAACAGCCTACAACGGCACAACAAAAGTGGCTACTGTGTTTCCGGCTTGGGACACCGCGCCTGTGTCTCCCGACTCATACAGGATTGTGCCGTTTGCGCTGGAAAGTGTTAACCAGTACATCAACGCCTCCCCGCAGGGCCGGGCAAGAATTCTAGAGTTTGTAAGCGACACCGAAGTGCGGGTTATTACTGAGTATCCATTTTTTGATACTACTGCTAGGACTGTTGGCAACTGGTCTATTGAAAGTCAGTACGAAAATGTGTGGTCATCAGAGAGAGGCTGGCCGCGCACTGTTGTATTCCATGAGGGCCGCTTGTATTTTGGCGGGTCTAAGGCTCGCCCATCTACGATCTGGGGCAGCAAGATTGGCATTTTCTACGACTTCGTGCCGACCGAATCTTTGGACGACGACGCCGTCGAAGCGACGCTAGACACCAGTCAGCTCAACATTATTGTTGACATGATCTCTGGTCGAGACTTGCAGGTGTTTACTACCGGCGGTGAGTTCTATGTGCCGCAGTCCGGCACCGACCCTATTACGCCATTGGCTCTTAACTTTAAGAACGTTTCCCGGAATGGCAGCAAGCTGGGCACACGGGTTCAGTCACTTGAAAGCGGTACCGTCTACATTCAGCGCGAAGGGAAATCACTTAATGAGTTCTTGTTCTCAGACTCTCAGCTGACATACGTCACGCAGCGAATATCTTTGATGGCTGGGCACTTGCTTAAGTCCCCTACCAGAATGGCTCTGCGACGCGCAACCAGTACGGATGAAGGCGACTTGCTGTTGATGAACAACGACAACGACGGCAGCATGGCCGTGTTCTCTGTCATGCGCAGTCAGCAAATAACAGCCCCAAGCGAGTTTATTACAGATGGCAGTTTTCTGGATGTGCAGGTTGATGTGACAGAAATTTACGCCGTAGTCAAACGAACCTTTGACGAAATCGATTCTTACTTTGTTGAGCTCTTTAACTACGACCTACACACAGACTGCGGATTTGTCGGTGGAGTAGCAAGTGGCGCAACCAGTCTGCCGCAAGAAGGCGCGTCATTAAACGTTATTTGCGACGGCGTTCCGCAGAACAATGAGACAGTCAGCGGCGGGGCCGTTACATTTGACAGGCCAAGCACTGTCAGCTACGAAGTTGGCTTACCGTTCAATGTCTACGTTAAGACCATGCCCGTTGAGATGCAGCTGCAAAGCGGCACGCGCATGGGTTTTAAGAAGCGAGTGGTTGAGATCAACGCAATAGTCAATGACACGCAGCACTTGCAAATCAACTCTAACGAGCTGCCATTTCGTAAGTTTGGCAGCAACATTTTGAATGAGCCCGTTCCGTCGTTCACCGGTATTAAGCGCGTGAACGGAGTGCTCGGATATAGCCGCGAGCAATTTGTTGAAATCAGCCAGGTTCTGCCTCTTAAAATGACGTTGCTTGGGTTGGAATACAAAGTCGCTGTGAGCGGCGGGAGGTAACACAATGGCTACTGCAACTAATAACTTCACGTGGACCGGGGCGCTTAATGCAGTTAAAACGGTAGGGGACGCTATTGGTCAGGTCGGCTCCGCAATTACGTCTGGCATTAACGCAACGTCTAGCATAACCGGGCTGCTGTACGCAGACGCCGCAGCATCACGCCAAGAGGCCGCCGCTTATTATGAGCAGGGACTGTATCAAGTCCAGGCCGCCGACACGTTGCGTCTTGCCCAGATTCGTGCTGATCAAGACCGCAAATACGCGTCGATCCAAGCCGGTCGGAAATTGCAGGCGGCGCAGCAAACCACGCTGAACTATGTCATGGCTGGCAACGGGATACTGCGCGATCTTGAGCGCACAAACGCGTCGGCTCGCGCAAGGGCTGCCGCAAGTGGCGTGGTGTACAACGAGGGTTCTGCCAGGGCTGTGCAAGTGGCTAATGTCGGGGCTGCGTATAGAGACATTGGCGTCTCTGATTTGAACGCTTTGACCGCGCACATTCTCGGCTTTGAGGACGCCTCAGCTATGTTGCTTGCTGGCATGGAGCAGGCCGATGTGACGATAAACGTTGCAGAGACGTCTGCAAAACAGCTTGAGCTGGCTGGTGACTTTGCTGTCAAAGGTGGGCGCACTATGGCCGGTGTTACAAGGCAAGAGGGGCTGCTCAATTTTGCCAAGACGTACACAAATCCATTTGCTTGAAAGTATAAAAAATGGCAACATTACCAAGAATGGAATCAGGGCGTATGCAGGCGATTGGCATCTCCGGCGCTGTCACGCCAAACGTGCAGGCTCAGGCTCCTAGCTACACCGGGATACAGCGCGCTGTCTCAGCAAACCAGCAGATGGCTCAGACACTAGACCGGTTAAGCGGCTCGCTGTTTAATACTGCCGGTGTTTATGCTGAAGAGCAGGCAACCAGGTTTGCAGCCGAGAACCCAATTACAAACGTTCAGCTTCAAGCGGCTGTGAATGGCGACCTTAAGCCGCTTGATTTAAATACTGGCGGCGGCGGTGCTATTTATCAAAGGGCTATGGAGAAGGCTAGGGCGTTCCAGCTTTCTAGCACGTTTGAAGTCGAGGCTAGGTCGCAGTTGACAAAAATGCTTGTGGCCTTGGAGTCCGGCGACGAAAGCGTAACAACGGCTAATTTCCAAGCTGCGATTACTTCTTTGTCTGACGGGTTTAGTAAAGTAGTTGGCACTCAGTCACCAGAGGCGGCGATGAAGCTGCGCGCTAGTATTGCGACGACCGGCAACACCGTCTTGCAAAAAGCCGCCGAGTTTGAGTTAAAGCGCGACAAGGAGCGCAATGAAATAGCGCTGCGGATAGACTTCTCAAACACAGAGAGAATCTTGGAGGCGACAATCTCTCAAGGGTTTTGGGTTGATGGCGACGGCCAAAGGCAAAGCATTGAGACTATTATTACGGCGGAGCGCAAGAATATGGCCATCAAGGCCCTTACTCTTGCGAATGGGCAGTTGGCCAAAGAGTACGCCGACCGATTTGAGACAGCTGTGCGCACTGCAAAAATAAACGTGTTGACTAAGTTTATTGTTAATGACGAAGCTATGATGGCCGACCCAGACCTGGCTCTCAAAAGACTACGTGACGGCGACTTAGGCAAAATGTCAGAGGTAGCGCAAATACTTGGGGCGACTGATTACGCGGCGATCAAAGCAATATCTGCAAACGTGATGACCGAGGTCAACGGCCTCTACACATTGAGCCAACGCAAAGCTGAAGCGCAAAAAGACGCGGACGTCATATCGTTTGTTAACTTGTACACGCAAGCCATAGCGATGCCGGTAACTGACGGGCGCAGGCCAGATCTTGTTTTGCAGATGAATGAGATCGCCAAGAAAAACCCAGATGCGGTACCCATTGGCGTTCTTAAAGATTTGAACGAGCCCGACAAAGACGGCAACTCAATGATTGAGTTTAATGCGCTGGCAATGATATACAACGGGCAAATCACAACGCCAGAACAACTGAGCCGCGTGCCAGGTCTGTCCGGTAAACAGTCTGTTAGTTTGCTTAAAGCGCTTGTATCTCAAGACAAAGCAAACGACAGAAAGTTAAACGCCGGGTTAGCTAGGTTAGCTGGGATATCGACTATACCTGGAGTAGCCGTTTCACTAGACCCCAAAGGCGCTCAGTTTAAACAACTTGGCGTTTTAAGGGCCCGAGCCGCCAGCTTGCAAGCGCAAGCGGATGCCGACGGAAAGTTTATATCGGCAGAAAGTATTTTGCTTTCGCTTGAAAAAGAAGTGGGCGACGCAAGAAACACCGAGGCGGTTAGAGGGGCCCAGGCTAGGATAGATAATTACCAAAAGCAAGATTGGATTAACGGGCCAATTACTAGAGACAGCCTGCCAGCACTTACGCTTAAAGCCAAGGGCAACAAGACCCGCGAAAACATTTTGCGAGAAATTATTCGGCAGCTCAATATTGTAGAGGGGGTAACCCAGTAATGGCAACAAGCGCAATCGAACAGGCGTACCTTAAACGGCTAACTGACTTTGAGTTCCCAGCCCCCACAATGGAGCAGATGTCTATGGAGCCGGAGGCGGTGCCTGGCGCTGGCGAGGGCCCTGGGCCGCTCTCGGCGGAGGCCGCGACCCGCTTTGGCCAAGACGTGGCCCGTATGGGCAAGGGCGCGGTCACCGGCACTGTTGGCGGGTTTGGTGATATTGAAATGATTGGCCGTGGCGTGGCGTCAATCTTCACGCGAGGTGGAGATCAATCAAAAGCCGAGGCGTTTTTGGCAGGCATGAAAGACCAAACAATTTTGTGGACTACAGAAAGTGTAAACGCCTGGCTAAACAGCAACGTGCCAATGCCAAGTTTTATGCAAGGCGAGGCCACATCGCCGCAGCAGATGGGCGAGTTTGTAAGCCTTGGCGGTTTGGCTAAAGGCGCGTTACGTGGCGGCAAGGCCCTACTAAGCGCAACCGGGAAGCAGTTGGACCGCGCGATTATGGAGGGCACCGGCCCATTAGCCGGTGTGGTACCTGACGCGCTAAAGCCAATGTATGTAATTAACCCTGCCGAATTCTCTCCTATACAAGAGTTAACGCAAGCTGTCGACGTTATTAAAGCCGACCCTGTATTGAGCGTTTACACATCTCAGGCAGAGCGCGCCCCATCTGTTGCGCTGCGCTTAACTAAACCAGAGATTACCGGGAGCGGCAGCAAGGGCATACTTACTGTTGGTGACGTCGGGGTTGTGTTAGAGAAATCTCAACTAGCCATGAATAACGGCCAGCCACTAAACCCATCCAATCCTGGCGACTTAGTAAAAATGGTTGACTCGGCCAGCGCAGAAGCTGAATACCAATTGTCGCAGCCAATTAGTGGCGCTACTTGGTACGAAGATGACGTCGTAGACGCATTTACTTTGGGGGCAAAGATTGTCCCCGAGCTGGCGACAGATGAGTCCTTGCGCGTGTTGACCACCGTCTTTGCCGCCTCCACTAGTTACAACAAACGGGCTGGCGAGAACTGGTCAGTGGCCATGCGTCTTACTGAAGGCCTAATGCGAGACGGCAAGATTTACTCTCGCAACCCAGAAAACGGCAAGTTGTGGGGCGGCACTACCGGCCCTATTATGGAACAGCAGCTCAAGCTACATGAGTACATGATTGGCCGCATGGGCTTAGACGATTACGCTGAATGGTTGCTGACGCCTCACACAGTTAAAGAGATCACTCAAATGAAAGCCGACTCTGGCTTGTACAAAACCCCTAGCATTCCAGGCAAGGCCGGTGACATGAAAATGGGCGCGTTTTTAATCGGCGAAAAAGGTGGCGCGTTCTTCTTAAACCTAAACGGCATCAAAGAAACAACAGCTGACAAATGGTTTACTAGAACATATAATCGTCATACAGGCACATTAACCAGTGGGCCGGTTAGCGAGCAAGGTCTTGTTGACGCTCCTCGCAACGAGTCTGAGCGTTCATTAATGAAGGTTTGGAATCGCTCCGTTGCCGACAACATGAAGTTAGACGAGCAGGCTAACCAGGCCGTTCTTTGGTACTACGAGCAAAGCCTTTATTTTAACATGGGCATTAAGTCCGCCAGATCGGAGAGCTTTTCAGATGGAGCAAAAAACCTACTTAACGCCAGAGGCATCGAGTTTACAGATGCCGACTTTGCTGCAGCTAGAGGCAGCCGCAATGAAGTTAAAGCTACAGCAAAACAAGCAAGCCTTGCAGGACCAGGGGATACAGTCGGCGTCGGACAAGCTGCGCCAAATGATGCAGCCGCAGCCTCCCCAACAGTAACTAAAGCGAAACGTGCGCCCCGGACTAAGGTTCAATAATGGCTATTCAACAATCACCGCTTGATCAGCGCCTTGCCGGGATTCTTCCAGAGCAGTCGCCTGCACCAATGGTCGGTCCTTTAGACCTGCAGCCGATGCCAGCGGAAGGCGTCGCAGAGATGCCGGACGCAGACACGACGTTGCCTGGCACTCCCAACATGGACGAGGGTGTTCAGGTTGCTGGCCTTGGGTCTGCTGTTAACAAGATTATCCGTAGCCAGATTACTAAAGGCTCGTCAAAGGTCGAGCGCAATGTCATTGCTGGCAAAGTGCCAGAGGGCGAGCTTGGCGAAGCCGGTAAGGCTGGGCCATATACGGTTATCCCAGAAGCGGACCAGACTCTTACAGACCAAACAACCGAGGCGATTAGTCGTCGCCAAAAGCAGGGCGCGCTAGTCGGTAAGCCGGGCGGGTCGCCAGACGAGCCGTTTAACCTGTCTATGTATCAGACTCAGGATGCCGCCGCGGTGGTCGCCGGGGTCGCCGATGCGCTTGGCATCCAGACAAAGGTGGTGACCTTTGCTGAAATCAAGGCCAAAGCCGCAGCTGGTGGAATCGATGAATCGTTTTTGACACGCCTGGTAGACAACACTGGCCAGACAATGGGCAACGCGTCTGACACTTACAAGGCTCTTGAGGTTTTGGAGTCTAGCGCTAAAGAGCTGGACCGCCTGTTTAAGATGGTCAATGAGGGCTTGGCCACAGACGTTGATAAGCTCAAGCTCCGCCAGCAAATAGCGCTGCACGGCATGATCCAAAAGGGCGTCAAAGGGATGCAGTCTGAGACTGCCCGGGCCCTGGCTGTATTCCGCATTCCCCGCGAAGGTAGCACCGATGTTATTCGCCAAGTTCTGGACCAGTACGGCGGCGACAGGTCTCTGCAAGACTTGGCTAAAAGCTATCTGTCTCTTGACAGCCGGGCCGCCAAAAACGGAATTGTCGAGAAGTCGATGTTCTCTAGCGTCAAGGATATTTGGTTCACCACTTACATCAACGGGTTGCTATCTGGCCCAACAACGCACGCGAAGAACATTGTGGGCAACACGCTGTTTGGCGCGTTCCAGATTCCAGAGCGCTTAATTGGCGCTTTCTATAGCAACGTTCTACCAAAAGGCGTGCGCAGCTGGAAAGCGTTAACGCCTGGGTCCGCTGACGAAAAAATCGCATACGACGAAGCGCTGACAATGGTCATGTCTTTGCAACAGGGCTGGGCTGATGGCTTGCACCTTGGCGCACGGGCGTGGAAGACCGGCGCACCAAGCGACGCATTAAGCAAAGTTGAAGTCCAGCGAGGGCTGCAAGAGTCGACCGGCGAAACGCTCCAGCGCATTAGCGGTTATGGCCAAGAGACCTGGCAGGGTAAAGCGCTAGATTTCTACGGCACAGCCATTAACGTGCCTGGCCGGGCATTGATGACTCAAGATGAGTTTTTTAAAGGCGTGCTCTACCGCATGGAAATCAACACCCTGGTTAGCCGCCGGGCTAAGACTATCTACCGGGACGCCATCGAGTCGGGTATGACCGAGGTTGATGCGGCGGCTAAGATGTCTGTTGAGGTCAAGGCGTTACTAGCTGACCCCCCAGCAGACCTGGACGAAGCAGCAATGCTGTTTGCTCAACGTGGCACGTTCACCGCCGAGCTTCCAGAGGGACTGGCAAACCTGCAGAAAACATTTAATCATCCAATGCTTAAAGTGCTGGTGCCGTTCTTTAAGACGCCAGCAAACATCGGGTTAGAGGTTTTAGAGCGAACGCCGTTTGCGCCGCTTTCGGCAAGGTATCGTGGTGAGATTGCCAAGGGCGGCATCTACCGAGACATGGCTCTGGCTAAAGTTACATTGAGCACAGCGCTGATGGCCACGTTTTCTGGCTACGCAGCAGAGGGCCGCATTAGTGGCTCTGGGCCGTCTCGCCGCGCCGAGCGTGACGCGTTGGAGCGCACGGGCTGGAGGCCTTACTCGATTAAGGTTGGCGATGAGTGGATATCCTACTCGGGAATGGAGCCCGTCTCTGCGCTGTTGGCGATCGCTGCGGACTACACAGAGTACGCCATGAGGTCCGACGACGACGACGAAATCGCCCAAGTTTTTCTAGGCGCGGCTATGGGCCTGGCTGAGTTTATGAAAGAGCAGCCATACTTGCAGGGCGTGTCTGATATTGCTGGATTTATGCAGGCGGCGGAGGGCGAAAAGAGCAAGGCGTTTCTTAACAACTTGACTAAACAGTACGGCAGCTTTGTAATCGGCGGATCACCAGCTGGCGTTTACAGCTCTATGGTCGGGACAATCAACAGGTATTACGATCCGACAATTAAAGACGTCAAGGCCAGTCCAGATTTACCGATGGGTGTGCGTGGCTTTATGGAGGGGTTTAACCGCTACCGCAGCCGCTTGCCTGGTTACAATGAAAACCTACCAGAGAGACTTAACCTGTGGGGCGAGGTCCTTATGAGTGGCCAGGGTAAAGGATACGAGATGGTGCTGCCAACCAGAGTAAGCCCTCAGCAATTTAGCGAAGTAGACGACGAGTTGGTCCGCATGGGCTCGCCGATTGGTATGCCCAGCAGGAAGCTGTCGGGAGTTGAGCTTGATGCTAACCAGTACAACCAGCTAATTACCATCTACAGTCAGGAGCTTGATGCTAAACAGCTAATCTTAGACAAGATTAGAGCGCCTGGAATGGAAAGCCTATCGCTTGAAGGGCGGCAGCAGCAAGTGCAGCAAACGCACTCTAAGCTAATGACTGCGGCCCAGCAAATACTAAAGTCGCGGGACTTGGACTTGCAGGAAAAGATTTTAGAGTTTGAGACCAACCGTGAGGTTCAAGGCCTCTACTACAAATAGCCAGACAGCTGTACAATTTTATGAGCGAGGATTAAACCATGAGCGTCCCAATTAACAACGTACCACGACGGGTAGTCTATGCGGCGTCCGGCACGGGCCCGTATGCTTTTACGTTTGAGATACTAGCGAACACTGACATCGCAGTGTACAAGGACGACACGCTCTTAACCCTGACGACAGATTACTCAGTCACTATTGCGGACAACGGCACCGGGTCAATCAGCCTGGTCACATCCCCAGTTGGCGCCACTCAAATTGCGATCGTAGGCAATCGGACAATTGAGCGAACCAGTGACTTTGTGACCGGCGGAGATTTTTTTGCTAACACAGTTAATGATGAGCTGGACCAGCAAACCATCTTTGCGCAGCAGAACGCCGAGGGCCTGGCCAGGTCACTGCAAGCGCCCCAGACAGACCCCACATCGATCAACATGGTTTTGCCTAGAGCAACAGATCGAGCGAACAAGTACCTGGCGTTTGATGCCAGCGGTAACCCACTGCCTGGTGCAACGGCTGTAGAGATCACCGAGATTTCTGCTATCGCCGACGAGATTGTGATTGTTTCCGCCATTGCCGCAAACGTTACAACGGTGGCCGGTGTCTCCGCAAACGTGACGACGGTGGCTGGCATCAGCTCCGCCGTGTCGGGCGTGTCGGCAATTAGCTCTGCGGTTTCTGCTGTAAACAGTAACGCAACAAACATAAACACGGTGGCTACCGACCTGGCGGGTAGCGACACAGTCGGCACTGTGGCTGGCATCGCGGCAAACGTTACGACGGTTGCGGGAATCTCGACTGACGTTACAGCTGTAGCGGGAGACGCCACTGATATTGGGACCGTAGCCACTGACTTGGCCGGTAGCAATACTATCGGAGCTGTCGCTGCGATTGCCGCCAATGTAGCCACTGTTGCTGGTATCGCAACTGATGTTACAGCGGTTGCCGGTGTAGACGCTGACGACCTGGCCGCTGTTGCCGGGGTTGCCGCTGACGTAACGGCTGTGGCGGGAATCTCCGCTGACGTTGTCGCTGTAGAAAACATTGCGGCAAACGTTACGACAGTCGCCGGTATCGCCGCCAACGTTACTGCGGTAGCAGGAATTAGCGCGGCGGTGACTGGCGTCAACACCATATCTTCAGCGGTGTCAGCTGTTAATAGCAACGCTACCAACGTCAACACTGTAGCGGGCATCAGCGCCAACGTCACCACTGTCGCAGGCATCAGCGCCAACATAGGTACTGTCGCGGGCATCAGCGCTAACGTAACAACGGTTGCTGGAATTTCTTCAGCGATCTCGACGGCGGCCACAAACGTGGCAGACATTACCAACTTTGCTGACGTCTACATCGGACCATCTGCCTCCGATCCAACGACCAGGGCTGACAGCTCGGCATTGCAAGCAGGCGATTTGTATTTCGATACTAGCGCCGACGCTATGAAAGTTTATACTGGCAGTGCCTGGACCGCAGCATATATCTCAGCAGAGGGTTATATGGTTGCGGCCAATAATTTGTCTGACCTGACAAATGCTATAACCGCTAGGACAAACCTGGGCTTGGGCACTGCGGCGACGACTGCAAGCGGCGACTACGCCACGGCCGCGCAAGGTGCGCTTGCTGATTCAGCATTGCAATCTGCTGACATTGGTACAACAGTACAAGCCTACGATGCTACCCTTCTTAACGATGCTGACATCGGCTCAACGGTTCAAGCCTACGATGCCACTATCTTAGTGGACGCTGACATCGGCACAACAGTTGCATCCACAGCGGCTAACACTTTCACCGACAAGCAGACAATGACTGCGGTGAAAATCACTACAGGTGCTGGGGTGGGGTATCAGCTTATCTCAGACGCGGCAGGCGACGGTACGTGGGAAGCTCCAGCATCATCAGTCGCATCAGTAGTCCGTTCAGCTAGAACTTCAAACACAATCCTTGCTGGTGCAGACCAAGGTACGCTGATTGACATTACCAGCGGCACATTCAGCCAAACCTTCACCGCTGCTGCAACACTTGCTTCTGGTTGGTGGTTGTATATCCGCAACTCAGGTACTGGTGATATTACACTTGACCCGGATGGCGCTGAGACGATTGACGGCTTGACCAGCTACATTATGTACCCTAATGAGGTTCGGCTAGTGCAATGTGACGGTACGGGCTTGCAATCGATTGTACTAAATGCATTTTATCGGGCGTTTACTACTAGCGGTACGTTTACGAAGCCACCCGGATACACGCAGTTTATGATTGACGCATTCGGCGCTGGTGGAGGTGGCGGCAGTGGTCGGAAAATGGGCTCCGGCACTAATCAGTCTGGCGGCGCAAGTGGTGGTGGTGGGAGCTACATTTCACGCCTTTTACTAGCGTCTGAAATTTCTTTGTCTGAAGTTGTCACCGTGGGCGCTGGTGGAACTGGTGCGGCGGGTGGGAATGACCCTACTACACCGGGAGTTAGTGGTGGCACTGGCGGAACTACAACCTTTGGCTCTCTTGTAACAGCCTACTCTGGCGTTGGTGGCGGCGGCGGTCAATTAAGTGCTTCTGCGACTGGTGGGCTAGGGGGTGGTGTTATTTTAACAACGAATTCTTCTAGCACTAAGGCAGAGCTTAGCAACGGTGGCGCTGGTGGACAAATCAACTATGCCAATGCGAATGGTTATGTAGGATACGGTTCGTTTGTTAGTGGCGCAGCAGGTGGCGGCGGCGGGGGACGACCTACCGATCGAAGCGGAGGCGCTGGTGGCTCTAAAATAAATCAAGGCGGTGGCGGTAGCGGAGGCGCTGTGGGAACAGGGACAACACCGGGGACTAATGGTGGTGATGGCCTAAGTTTTAGGTTTGGCGGAGGTGGAGGCGGTTCTGCATATCAAGCATCGGCGGGAAACGGCGGGGCGGGTGGAGTTAACGGAGGCGGTGGAGGTGGCGGTTGCTGCTATGGCTACTATATTACAGAAGCCTACTCTGGCAGTGGCGGCGCTGGTGGCCGTGGTGAAGTAAGAATACAGGGGATCGCATGAACGCACATCAACTAGATGCTAACGGCAGCATCATAAACACTATTGTAGTAAATTCGCTGGATGTTTTTCCGAACTTGATAGACGCATCCATTGGGGGGGTAATTGGCGATGTATGGACGGGCGCGGTAATTGTTAAAAATTTTCGTAATTTGGAAACAGAAAAAGCTGAGCTTATTGCACGAGTTAAGTCCGAAGCGGGTGAAGTTACTCAACAAGTTCTACAAGGTTTAGTTAGTGAGTATGAGCTTGCAGAACAGGAAGCATCCGAATACAAAGCATCTGGCTATTTAAACACACCAATACCGGGCAGTGTGCAATCTGAAGTTAACTCAAAAGCGGCTAAGGGTGTGATTATTACTGCTGCTGTAGCTTGCGACACAATTTTGGCGGCGGCGACAGCTTGGCGAATTGCTCAAGCCGAACTACGAAATAACAGGTTAACAGTGTCAAGCGCTGTTGAAATAGCTAAAGATACGATTGCATTAAACGTAATTAAAGAAAAACACGACACTTTTATGACAGCGCTTAAAATACAGTTGGGCATATTGAAAAATGACTCTAGCTCAACAAATTCTACTGCGGCGACTATGCCAACGACTGTTATATGAGCAGCCCATCCATAGTACTAGGCTGTGTTGCTAATCTGTTTAGCCGACAAATGCATTTTCAGGAGGCGGGAGATATAGAGCATGGCCATGTGCATAGCTTTGACCACTTGACGCTGTTGGCCTCTGGTTCTTTACGCATTACTGTGGACGGATTGGCAACAGAGTTTAAAGCCCCACACATGATTTACATAAAAGCTGAAAAGAATCACGAACTGGTGGCGCTACAAGACAACACAGTTGCATATTGCATTCACGCTTTGCGGGATGGGAACGGGGTAGACGACATACTTGACCCAGAAATGGTCCCAAATGGAGTTTCTTCTATTGACTTTGCATT